TGGCGGGCGCGGGCCATATCCTCGCCGTCGCCCACTGTGCCTTCCAGCTTATAGGTTTTGATCCCATAGCCTTGATCGCGGTATTTCTTGGGGGGAACCCAGAAGTATCCGTTGCGGATCTTCTTCATACATGGGGCGTATAGCGGGTCGCTATCGTCCCATAGGCTTTGTTTAAAATTCATCGTAATTCTCCCGGTTGGTTTCGGACAACTTGGGTTTGGTAGTCGATCGCATGTTGCGCTCCTGCGCCCAAGCCTCGATCGCTCCACGATGGCGGTGGCCGATGGCGGGGTCAACTGTCGGAAAGCCGTACTGGCTCTCCAAACAGGTCGCGTTCTTCTTCAACCAGGTGATGTCGTGCCGTAGCAGGCGGGCAACCTCGGCCTCTTTGATGTAGAGACTTTCGGCCATATCAATAGCTTCGCAGGATCTTCGCGCCTGGAACGACGATCAGACCGTCATCGACAAGCATCGCTTGCGTTTCGATAAGGGACGACAGCACCCGTTCCATGAAGGCCATAGGGTATTTCTCTTTGATGTATTCGGTGCGCTTCCAATCTCGGCCATCGAGAATGTCGTGACAGGCTTTGCACCCGAAGCTCACTGCGAGGACGGTTTCCTTTGTGGAGGTTCCCTTGCCACCAGCTGACAGGTGGCATCCAACGGTCGTGTCATCGCTGCTGCATGTGTGCCCAGGATAGAAGCTGGCAATGCGCAGGGTGCAGGGCTTGCCGTTTGCGGCCTTCATGATGTGAGACGAAACCACCTTGGTCATGAGGTGCGGATTGTAATAGCTCATTTCTTCCACCATTTTCTGGGCATAGTGCCGTTTTGAATATTGTCTGGATCGCTCTTGTCGGTGTCCTTATTGATCCGGCTGAGCAAACCGATGATCGCGCTCTTGGACTTGCCGAAGCGCGTGCCGATCTGCGTCATCGTCCAGCCTTCGTTGTCGCGCAGGTCCAGCGCTTCAAGCGTTTGCTTGTCGGTTAGCGAGGCATGGCGTGACATGACTGCTCTCCTTTTTCAGGGCGCGAATATGGTGGCCGGGGTTTCCGGTATCACCTTGTGCATAGTGCTGATCCGCAGTGTTCGCGGCTTCATCGAGGGCGTTGGACCGGCCCGCGACATAGACCGCGACTAAATCTTGGCCGTCGAACATGGCGAGCTTTTGAGCCGCGTCCAGTTCCTTGCGCAGGCGTGTGATCTCGCGCTGTGCCTCGGACAGGGTATTGGGGAGAACCTGCGGGTTCATGATGCCTACTTGTGTAGTGGTTACCCCTCCTTCTGCGACTTCACGCAGAAATTGGTTCATTTTCTCAAGCCCTTGGAGCTCCCATTCCGCCCTAACTAGAACAGCAAATTGACGCATCGCGTCATTGCGGGCGCTGGCGATTGCGTCGTGACGATCATCAACATCCGTAAGGTATTGCTGGGCCATCGCCTCCAACTCAGCAATTCGGGCGGCTTGGGCGCGCAGGGCCGCAATCGCATCAAGATAGTTATCGACGGCGCTGACCTTGATGCTCTCGATCAAGCGGTCTATCGCCTCGGGCGTGATGTCTGGCTTGATCATGGCTTGCCCCCCAGACCACAGAACCCGCGGTCATCGTCGACCATGAAAATGAAATCCCACGGCGCAGCTGCTACGGTGGCGACGGCATCCTTGTGGAAGCTGTTGGCCGTTTTCTTGGTGTCGGGGTTCTTCTCGCGCTCGGCCGCAAGCAGATCCTGCTGGACGCGGGCGTAGGCCCCAAGCACCCGGTGATCGTTTGCGGGCAGATCGCGCCAGCGCCACAACAGGCATTTATCGCCGTCGCATGTCGCGCTCTTCCCATCGTCAAAGGTGCGCGCGACAGGGCACTTGGTCTGCTTGGCTTCCTTCTGTGTGAAATAGGTCAAAACAGTTCCTCCTCTTGTTCGCGCAGGGGCTGCATGCGCAACATATCCAGCGCCAAGAGCTCGTTGCCGGATACAGGGACCACTCGGCACACACAGGCGCGTAGCCAGTGCCCTCTCTTGATCCGCTCTTGGGCCTGGTCGAAGCTGGAAAAATTGCCTTCCGTCTCAAGGATCATCGGGGCTTGGTTCTTGCCCTCAACGATCGTGACGAAAAGCCCTTCGGTGTCGTAGGTGTCGACAGTTTTGATAGTCATTGGACCACCACCGTAATTTGAAGGATCGCGCCGACGCAGAAACAGATCAGCGCGAATGCCTTGGCTTGAACGGGATCGATGGCGGCGGGGGTGCGAAGGTCTGCGGCAAACACCACAGCCCCCACATATCCGGCAATCGATAATACGGTCAGCGTCTCGGTTGTCATGACGGTGATCCTTCCGTGATGCATGGAGGGGTGGGCCAACCGACGATGCGGCAGATGTCGCCCCAGCCGCCCTCAACAAACACTTGCAAGCCAACTAGGCTGTTAGCGATGTGAGCCGGGGCATGGATTATGATGTTGACGCAAGACGACGGGTCACCAACCGCCTTGAGCCCCAAGTTTACCCCGTCAGGTTCCTTGTGTACTTCGCTGACAAACATAAGATTTACCGGCTTTTTCATTCTGCTGCCCTCCGCGCGCCTGCGTATCCGCCAAGCCAATCTTGGGCGTCTTCCATGTTGTCCTCATGCGGGCAGTCTGTGATCGGTGCGCCCTGCTTGAACGCCTCAATGCCAGCGTCCCACGCTTGGCTGCCGGGGTTGCCTTCGTCGGGGTCGACGTCTGCCGTCCAGTGGGTGCCGCCTTCATCCTCGAACCCGCCGACGTCTTCGTCAGGGTCAACGTCATCCGCCATCTGGGCGTCCTCGATGTCGTCGGTGCTGTGGGCGGTGTCATCAGCTGGCTCGTCCCGCTCGGGCTCCTGTACGACCTCGCCGCGGGCCTCACGCGCCTGCTGCGCCCAACCACCCGTCGCTTGCGGTGGGGTGACGTCCCGAACGGAAGGCGCTTCCTCGATCTCTTCGCGGGTGTAGACGCCCAACAGAAGCTCGGGGAAGTGACGGCGGGCCCATGCGCGGGCGCTGTAATACCCAAGCTGCTGCTGCGGGTCGCCTTTCCAGAGCGGGCTGTTCTTGACGGGGATCTGCTTGACGGGCGGGGAGGTGTAGATGATCTCTTCACCCGTCTCCTTATCGATGCCCGTCACGGTGCAGGTCAGGTTTTCCGTGCCCTCGTTCTCGTAGCGATACTTCAACCGACCCTTCACAGGGGCGCTCATGTTCAGCATGGCGTTCACCAGCTGGCCTTCGAACGACACGGGGGCATCAGCGCTCTTGCTGGCCTTGTACGTCTTCCAGCTGACCTGATATGGGTTAAAGCCGTAGGGCTGGCAGATCATGATCAGGGCCGCGCAATCGCCCGGGCTGCCGCGGTAGAAGTCACGAACCATCGTGCCGCAACCGGCCATCATGTTCGCCATGTCCATCAGCTCTTTGCCGTTACGCGGCTGCATGAGCGCGCCGCCTTGTGCGCCGGTATTGAACGTGGTTTCCCCCAGCTCCTGCCGGCGCTTTTCGCGCAGGATCAGGTCGGCGGATTGTCTGTTGGTGGTATCGTTCATTAGATAAGTCCTTTTTCAGCGGCCAAATTTTCGGGCAGGCTGATCGTTTCGATCCCTGCAACCCCTGATGGCTCGATTTCAATTTGAGAAAGTGGAAGCCAAACCGCGTCTTCCTTGATCCCCGTATGGACCAAGACGGCTTTTTCAGTTCGGTGAGACACCTCTACGTCGATGTCGACAATGTTGGATTTCATGGCGCTAACCCCGCTGTCTGCATCTGCTCAAGCAAGGCAAGACGACGCTCTTCCCTCATATGGAACATGCCGACGACTTCGCCCGGTCCCGGCCAGTGGTTTGCGTCCAGGCATTCCCTGAACTGTCTGGCCGCCTGGTTGTTTAGGAATTGCCCGAACCGCAAATCTTCCTCGCTAAGACCGCGTAGAATGCAGTCATATGGCGCGGTATCTTCCTGAAAAATAAGTCCGGATTGATCTGACCAAACACCGGTCAAACGCTCGAAAACGTCTGCGGCAAAAGCCATCTGGCAATAGTAGCCGTGATCTTCGATACGTCGGTCGCAGAAGTAGCCATCAAAAGGGGCTCCGCCTGTATTACACTTCTTATAATCGGACATGAGGCCTTGGAAGTTCATGTTGTCCGGTCGGGACAAAAACCAAAGCTTCGTGCGTTCGTCATACGCCGCCATCGTGATTTCAGGTTCACCGCCAAGCACGGCCGAGGCTGCCGGATCTTGCGACAGCGCCAGACCCATTGCCGCCATCAGCTCAAGCTCATGCTCTTTGATGACCTCGCGCCCGTCACGGTCGACCTCTTCCCAGAAAGCAATGGTGGCGAGGGCTGTCTTGCTGGCGCGGCCTTCCTTCAAAGCCTGCAGCTGCGCCTTGGTGGGGCGGTTGGGGGCGTTCTCCGCAACGGTCTGGTATTCAGCGTTCAGGCCGTCGATGCCGCCCTCGATAAACGCTGCCATTGCAGACCCAAGGCGCAGGGCGTCCGTGCGCTTAGGCTCATGCCGGTTGGGGTTGAGGATGTGCGTGGCCCAAACTTTGCTGGGGCCGTGCTTGTTCATCTTGCGCAGCACGCCTGACGTGACGCTCACGCCGTCGCAGGGCTGGTTGTGGTGCCGATCGAGGCTGATCCGGTAGAACCCCGGCTCAGTGATCAGCTCGCCTTCTGGGAGGTCGATGATCTCGTAGGTCATCAGAGATACCCCACTGCGCCTGCAGAGATGAAAGGGAATTCGACTGCTAGAGTTTCCCCCTTCCAGATACACACGCGCCGCATGTATCCGTGCAGTCCAGGTTCATCTGTCTGAACGGTAATGCGGGTGCATATCCACATTGGGGAAAGCGCCGATATTGGTTTTCCCACTTTGTAATATCGCGCGCCTTCGTCGCCATCAGGCAAGGTTTCAGCCCAATCTGCTTCCAGAATGTCGGTCATGACGCACCGCCTTCCGCATTTGCGCGGCGTTTCAGCCAGTATTTCGCGGAGAACTTTGTGTCTTCATCAAGATCAGACTTATCGCGGATCCAGTGCAGGTAATCTGCTGGGGCTTCTTCAAACCTCATACCCTTGTGCTTGCCGAAACGAAGCGTGTTCAGGAGGGCTGGATAGCTGGAAATCTGCACCAGCTCTTCTGGCGTCTTGTGCTTTAGTAGTTCGACCAGAATGTGAGCCGTAACATAGGCATCTGGGAGCGCACGGTGAGGCGGATCTGCGCGATCCTTTTCAAAGTCGATATGCTTGCGATCAACGTCGAGCCAGTAGCGTAGCGCCTGGTTTCCGTGGCTTGGGGCATCAGGCCAAACAACCAATGCGGATTTATATGTGCAAATCCACTTGCGCCCGTTTCCGGCATGGAAATGCTGCTCGAACTTGGCGTTATGCGCCGCGGCGATGTCGCCTTGACCACAGCCGTCCCAAAACGGCTTCCACAGATCGCCTCGCTTTGGCGCGTCTTCGACATCTGCATCTGTGATATGGTGCACGGCCATAGTCACAGGAGGGATTGGCCCAGATGGTTTGGCTAACGACGTCCAAGGGTTAATGATGTCCAGCGTATCCAGATCGACATCGATACGTCCAAACTCGATAATCTCAGCGCTCTCGTCGTCCTGAGTGCCGGTTGTCTCATAGTCGATGACGCGGATTAGCTTTGGCAGAATGAGGTCCATCAGATCACCACCTTCACATGCTCGATCTCGCCAACGATCATCATGTCCACCAGCTCTTCCCAATTGCCGGGGGCTGCTGCTGTGATGGAGTTGACGATCTCGGTGCGGATCTTCTGGCGGTACTTCTTATCGGCGGCGCGGGCAGCGGCGGCTTCCTCTTCGGCCTTCTGCTCGGCCGCGATCCGGTCGCGCTCTTTCTGGGCGGCTTCTTCGGCTTCGCGCTTGGCGGCGGCAAGGCGCTCGGCATGGCGTTGCTCGGCGGCTTCTGCGTCCGCTTTTGCACGCGCCTCTGCCTCTGCAGCGGCGGCTTTTTCCCGCTCTGCTGCACGCTGCTCGCGTTCCTGTTCTTCTTTGGCGATCCGCTCTTGCTCGGCGCGCTTGGCCTCTGCCGCATCACGTTCGGCCTTCTCGGCGCGCAGGGCTTCCAGCTCGGCCGCTTGCTCCTCGCGCACCTTCGCAATGGCGAGGTCGCTCTCATACTTGACCAGGGCGGCTGCCTTCGCGCTCTTGGCGTCGGCCTCGTATTCTTCCCAGCTGTCATCGATGGCGGTGCCTGTGATCTGGTCGATGATGCCTTGGATGGTCGCCGTGTCGTCGCTGGACGTGGCGCGCTCAAGGTCGAACACATCGAGGCGCAGTAGGAACTGGCGTTTGCGTTCGGCTTGTTCGGCTTCCCATGCTTCGACGGGGGCCTTCGTTTCGTCGCGCAACTGGTCGAGCTCTGCCTTCGCGTAGTTCCGCTTGGCGTTCACCTCCTTGTTCTGGCGGTTGCGCTCTTCGTTCAGCTCTTTACCAACGTCATCGATCAACGTCTTCGACCGTGAAATCTTGGCAGCCAGTGCTTTTGCGGCTTTTCGGCCGGCGGCGGTACTGATGTCTGTATCGAAAGTGCGCACCGCTTCTTTAATAGAACTGACCAAGGCCTCGATGCCGCCTTCCTTAGCGAACAGGGCGGGCACCTCGTCCTTGTGCGGGATCTGGATCAGGTCTGTGCCTGTGGTTTCGTCGGTGGTGTCTTGTGCTGGATCGGCCATGTTTGTGTCCTCAGTTTTGGGTGGAAAAATTAACATTGAAGTGGGCGAGGTTTGCGATGCCCTTGCCAGCGATGGCCGCGCCGATGCCGCCGGCGAAAGCCAGCGCAACCGCGCAGAGCAACATCTGGAGGGCATTCAGCGACCGAGCCGACGCTTGACGCTCGACCTCGGCAGACGTCATGTGACGCGCCTCAATCACCGCGTCCGAAAACTCGTAGTAAATCTGGTGCAGTCGAGGAGTGTGATCGGGTGAGGCATCCGCCCCCCGACTGCCTACCGTGCGGGAGGTCACGGTATCTGTGGCGGGCATAGCGCCGCGCATATCTTGGGTGGTGAGGGTCTGGGTCATCCTCATTCCCCCCGCGCCGTAAGCCAGCCATACGTGCTGTAGATCGGCTTTGCGGAGGGATCAGACGGCCAAGGGTCAGGTGCCGCCCGTGCGGCCTCTTCCTCGGCTTTGACACGAGCATACTCGCTCGGCGACATCATGGTCGCGGCGCGCTCAGCGTGAATGTGGAATTTAGCGTTGTTCGGGCCGCGCGCTTGAGCAGCGCTCAGGGCCTCCATGTCTTCACGTAAACTCATTTTCATCTCCCGTTGATGAAAAAGAGGTTAGCTAAACAATTTGCGTAGTACAAGATTAAAAATAAACAATTTGCGTAGTTTGTTTAAGGGCGCTAGAACTACCAAATTCTCGCTCTTAAAGTAGTTTGGCTACCTTATTTATCGCTTGAGGGATTTATGACTGACGAATACAGACTGAAATTATTGAAGAAAGCCCGCGAAAATTCGGGATGGTCCCTAGATTTCTGGGAAGAATTTACGCGAGGGCTGGATCACAAATGTCTTGAGATCCTAGTAGGCAAATCTTCGATGTTGCCGAAGTATAAATACTCTAAGGTCAAGCCGTAAGTTTTGCGAAGCAACTTTGCGCTTTGCAGAGACAGATCCCTATGGCCGTTTTCGAACGGTCCATAGGTTTGCATAGAAATGCCTGCACGCTCAGCAAACTCTTTCTTGCTCAAGTCTAGGATTTCCCTTGCCCGCTTAAGTCTCGCGGCCACGGCATCCCGGCTATCGTCCGTGTGTGTTATCATGGGCGCGAGTATAGAGAATTGCTGAATTTCTGCACTGAACATTTTGCGTATTTACTTACTACGCAACTTGCGTAGTATTCCTTTCATGAAAAAACCCATCACATTCTCAGAATTCCTGAACCAAGTCGGGCGTAAGCGGTTTCAAGACGCGATAGATGTGTCGACCCAGCTCGTTACCCGAGCTCTCAATGACGAACTCATGCCTGCGCATTGGTTCCTCAAGGTGAGAGATTGGTGTGTAGCAAATCAAATCGACGTTCCTGAGCATCTGTTTCGTTGGGAGCCTAAGTCCCGTAATAAGCAAAATGCTAACTCTGGCGTGTGCTTTCAAGAAGTCGATAAAAATAAAAATAACGAGGCGCAGCAATGACCTGCGCTTTGTACCGTCATTTCGATAAGAGCGGCGCGCTTCTCTACGTCGGAATTACGACCGCACCAGCAGCTCGCCTGCGCCAGCATCTGAAAGCGTCTGACTGGCGGGATCAGATCAATGATGTTTCAACCATTTGGTTCGATAGGCGATCTGATGCAGAGCAAGCAGAGCGCACTGCAATCCAGAACGAACGCCCGATCCACAACCGCGTGCACAAGGTCGATAACCACGCGAAGCGGATCGCCGCGCACCTGGGCGATAGCTTTTTTCTAGATCACCTCGGCATGACTAAGAGCTGCCTTCGCTTTGCAAAGGTTCAGGGCACTTTTGGCAGCAAGTGGTATCGCATGATTGTCGAGAATGCTGACGGTCTGGACATCCCGCTAGAGGCTTTCCGTTTCAAGAAAATCTCTGACGGTGATCAATGAATGTATCAGCCGTCAACGCAAGTGGTCGTGCCGCCCACCGTTCGGCAGGTCGTGACTGTCCTGCCCTCAAGGCGTGCCTTCTCAGCGTGATAGCTGGAAATGCAGCTCTCCATAAGAGTGCGCCCCATATCGCTAATCATGATGGGGCATCCCTCCGGGGTCTTAGCAGGTTCGCAAGCGGCCAAGGCGAGGCTTCCGGTCAAAATCACAGCTCTAATCATATCCATCCCTCCGATGTGTTCTGCCCATTCAATCTGTCTGGGGCTGAATTGCAACTCTGGCGTCAGTGCCGAGCTGCCGATCGAGGGCATCAGATCGCAAGCCGGGGCGTATCCGGCGTTTTCTAAGGAGTAGCCAAATGGCGAAAAAGTCAGAAGGGCAAGCGGTGCGCGAAGCATTCGACGGGCCGCAGGTCGAGCATGATGAACTGATCGATCAAATGGAAGCACGGATGCGCGAGGAACATGCGCGCGGGTCCGATGCCAGCGAGAGCGCGGCCAAGGTCAATGCTTTCATCGATAAGACGGGTCTGAACACTCAGGCGTTTTCGTGGGGTAAGACGATCCTCAAGAAGCTGCCGAAGAAAGACGGTCAGGCGAAGGCGATGGATGTGATCCGGTCGCTCAAGACAATCATTCCCATGCTGGAATCGCATGTCGGCGGGCAGGGCACGGTTGAGATGTCGCTTGGTGAGCCCGAGCCAAAGCAGGCACCAGCGAAAACCGCGACAAAGCCCAAGACTGAAAAGCCCAAAGCCAAAGCGGACGCGCCTGCCAAGGGTGATCCTGAATTGGCCGCCGATGCCGAAGACTTCGACAAGCAGGCCAGCGCGACGGTGACACCTATCAACTTCGGTGGGGTGAAATCGTGAAGCGCATCGGTTTGTTGTCATCGGCGCTGACCCTGCTCGCGGGTAGCATTGGCAGTATCGGGTATGCCCCTGCGCCACGGTCTGGTCCCAAGCCCAAGGGCGGGCAGGGTGCAGATCGGGCGGCAAAGCGCCTCAAGGCGAAGCTCAAAGCCAACCAGTCCATCCCTGACCTTCCTGTCTTCACACGCCAGCAGCGGCGGGCATTGGAGCGGGGGCACGCCAAGAAGGTTCGCAGCGCAGAGAAGCTGAATGCGATGAAGCAAAACCTTCCAGGCGGGGCGGCTGCCGTCCTATGAAGATCCTTGCCCTCGATATTGCAACGCACACAGGGATTGCGGTCGGCTCAGCCGGTCGTGATCCGCAGTGCTGGTCCGTGGATCTGGGCGAGGGGCTGACGGAAGACTATCGGTTTTCTGAAATCCTCAAGCTGACCCACGGCCTGATCGTCACGCATGAGCCCGATTTAATCATCTGTGAGGCGTTTATCGGGGGCAAGAACGCCTCGGCCTACCTGATTGGGCTGGTGGCGTGCGTGCGGGGCTGTGCGTTCAACAGAGCGGTGTCCTGCGAGCTGGTTTTCCCCGCCACGGTGCGCAAGCACTTCTTGGGGAAGGCGTACACCTCGCGCGACTTCCCCGGCATGAAACAAGCCAAGGCCAAGATCGAGATCAAGAAATTGGTCAAGCAGCGGGCCGAGCTGATGGGGTGGGAAATTCCCGACCTCGATGCGGCTGACGCAGCTGCGACGTGGGATTGGGCATGCGCCACTCACGTCCCGAATTTCCAAGCAAAACCTGTAGGAGGCCTCTTCAAATGAGCCACTATATGACCGCGCTTGCCATGACACAGACAGGCATGAAGCCCGCGACTAAGATCGTGCTGTATTGGCTGGCAGATCATCACAACAGCGAGACAGAGCTTTGCTTTCCAAGCCTGAAAACGCTTGAGCAAGAATGTGAGATGAACCGGAGCACGATTATCCGGCATTTAGAAGCACTTGAGGGTATGGGGCTTATCTCGCGTCACCAGCGTTTGCGGGAGAACGGAAGCCAGACCAGCACGGCCTATAAACTGCACCTGACCCCTGTTGCAAAACGCAACAGCCCCTGTTGCAAAACGCAACAGCCCCCTGTTGCAAAATGCGACCCCCATAACCCTGTAATAAATAACCTTGGAAATGAACAACCCCCTAGCCCCCAAAGGGGGGATGACCTTTTCCCTGATCTTAGCGAACAGACACCACCAGATAGAACGAACGATCTGATCGGTGAAGGGTTCAAAGAGTTCTGGGAAACTATCTGGCCTAAGCACAATCGGAAAACTCAGAAGTCAGACTGCTGCAAAGTGTATTTCAAAGCCTGCAAGGGCGAACACAAAAAGGCTGACGCGATCTCGCCTGCCGCGCTGAACAACGCCGCGCGCCGCTACATCGCCTCGGTCACTGACCTCCAATTTCTCAAAGGGCCGCTGCCTTGGCTGAATGCGCCAGGGTGGGAAGCCTTCATGGACGCTGGTGACGCTGGCGGTGTCCTGGATTGGTCGACGCTGACGGATAGCGCGCGGCGGATGCTGCAACGCGGCCAGTGCCCCCCCTCGATGCTGGAAGACGGCCAGCCAAACGCGACCGCCAAAGCCTTTTTGGCGCAGGTGGCGAAGAAGTAACCCCAACGGAAGGAATGAAACATGCAAACTGATCCCCAACTGAGCGCGGTAGTAGACCGGATCATGGAAGTACGAGCGGAGGCGATGAAGCTGCGGCCGGTGAACCGTGCGCTCTACACGCCGAAGCCGGAATCGGAATTGAGCAAGGATGAAAGCTGGAAGGGTGAAAGCAAGCTGCGCAGCGTGAAGCGGTTCAATTATTCGGGCCGGAACATGAAAACTGACAAGGTGCACCAACGCATTGCCAACCTGACGCAGCGCCGCGCCAAGGTGGGCCCTTTGTTCGCCAATGGGATCAAACCGACCGAAATCGCCTGCCAGCTGGGGTGCTCCGAGCACACGATCAACAACGATCTGAAAGCGCTGGGCCTGAAATGAACGCCATGACCTCCGTAAACCAAGAACTGCCCAACAACATCGAGGCGGAACAGCAGGTGCTGGGGGCGCTGCTCAACGATAATTCGCTGGCCTATAAGATCACGGGCAAGCTCAAGGCAGAGCAATTCTATGACCCTGTGCATCAAAGGATCTTCGCCAACCTGATCGGGCGGATCAACGCGGATAAGCTGGCGTCGATGGTGACGCTCAAGGAAGACATGGCGAGCGATGAAGGTCTCGCGCAGCTGGGCGGTGTCGGGTATCTGGCAAAGCTGGCAGGGCATGCGACGGCATCCTTCGCGATCGCTGACTACGCGCAGAGCGTGGCCGAGATGAAGCGCCGGCGGGAATTGCTGGAAATCTGTGACGGGGTGCGCGCTCGAATCAACGCTGATGAAAGCGCAAGCGTTTCGGTTGCTGACCTCGAACTATTCCTGCACCGCCAAGAGCCCGAGGGTGAACCTCGCTCGATGTCGCTGATCAAGGCACACACGCAGGCCATTCAGGACGCGGTAGACATCCAGAGCGGCAAGATCACGGCGATCCCTACGGGGCTGTCAGAGCTTGACGAGGCGCTACGCTTGGCACGGGGCCGGTACACGATCCTCGGGGGCAGTACCTCGATGGGTAAGACGGCCTTGGCCCTGTGGATCACACGGGCAGCTGCGCGCGAAGGGTTCGGCGTGGGGTTTGTCTCGCGTGAGATGCCAGAGCGCGACCTCGCCGCCCGCATGAACAGCATCGATAGCCAGATACCCTACAAGGCGTTTGACCGGCCCATGAGCCAGAACACGTTGCAGAAGGTGACGCAGGCGGCGAAGGGGCAAGAGTTTCTTCCCGTCGAGATATTCTCGGCCCGTGTCGATGACATGCCGTCGATCCTGTCGGAGGCCAAGAAGCTCAAGCACAAATGGCAGCCCAACGGCAATTTTAAAGGGCTGGGCCTGCTGGTCATCGATTACATCCAGCTGATCAAGGGCAAGGGCAACAACTTCGAGGTGCTGTCTGCCGTGGCAAACGATCTCAAGCAGGTTGCCAAGGATCTCGACGTCCACGTCCTGGCGCTGGCCCAGATCGATCGCAAGATGCTGGAAAGCGAAGACGCACGCCCCAAGCTGTCACACCTGCGCGGGTCCGGTGATTTGGAAAACGCGCCGGATAACGTCGTGTTCTGTTTCCGCGAGGAATACTTTCTGCAGCGCAAGACGCGCCCGACGAAAACCGAAGAGCTCGCCGACTTCATCGCGGATCTTGAGGCCAGCAAGGGCAAGATGGAGATCATCATCGGCAAGGCTCGTATGGGCGAGGTTGGGACTGTCACTGTCGGCTGTGACATGGGCACCAACAGGTTCTGGAACCTTGCCACAACGCAGGACATGGAATTTTGACCCGCTCCCCGTATATCCTGCCCGAAGGGAATATCCAGATCGCGTTTAGCGGTGGCCGGTCCAGTGCATACATGCTGCACCAGATCCTCGACGCCAACGGTAGCCTGCGCGATGACGTCGAGGTCACATTCCAGAACACTGGGCGTGAAATGCCCGAGACGTTGGATTTCGTGCAGCAGTGCGGATCCCGCTGGGGCGTCCGCGTCACGTGGATGGAATACGCACCAAGGAGACCACTGTCCCGTGCCGAGTTTGATATGATCACCAAGCACTTTGGCGAATCTTACGCTGAACGGCTCAGGGAATGGTGGTGTGTTTCGGAAACTGGATACCGCGTGGTCTCCCACAATTCGGCAGCTCAGCTCGGTGAACCGTTTGTCGCGCTGATCCTGATGCGGAAGTTTCTACCAAACCAACAGGCCCGGTTCTGTTCAACCGAATTGAAGGTTCGGACAGCAAAGCGGTATCTGCGCGGTCTTGGCTGGGATTACTGGACAAACTGCGTCGGTATTCGAGCTGATGAACCAGGACGCATCAAGCCGGAAGGTGTGCGGTTCAAGGATCGCTGGACGGTCTGGCAGCCGATGGTCAAAGCAGGGATATCTAAACGAGACGTTGCTGCATTTTGGCGCGCGCAGTCTTTTGATCTACGCCTGCCGAATGTCAAAGGCAAATGCTGGCTGGGAAACTGCGACGGTTGCTTTCTCAAGGCTGAGGCCAATATAGCTGCGCTGCACCGTGAATTTCCAGAACGTGGCATTTGGTGGGAGCAGTGCGAGGCTCTTGCAAGTGAGCTTACCAGCGGCACCGCTGCCGCATTTTCTAAGCGATACACACGTGCGGAAATGGCCGACTTCATGGACCGTCAAGGCGATTGGGCGTTATCGACTGAGGGCGTTCTTTGTCAAGTCGATGACGGAGAATGCACAGGATGAAAGAGGCTGACATCTCTGAGGCCGAGCGGATCAAGGGCAGGATCCGAGGCGCGGCGGATCGCGCTGAGCTGACGCAGATTGTCGAAGACGAACGGGCCGCGCTTGTGGCTCTGGAACAAAGGCCGGAATGCGCGGTGTTTCGAACGCATTGCCAGAATTTAGTGAATTACCGGATACGGGTTGAAGGATTGAAGTGATGGACACCAAGTTTGTGAAGGACGTTCAGGCCGCGGGCTGGTCAATCCAGGCGGTGACAAAAGATAGCGTCATCGCCAAGTGCCCAAGCGCGGGATGCAATCTCTATGCGGAGTTGAAACAGGGCGGGGTGGTTCCTGCTGTTGATCCTGGCGCGCGGCGTGATCCGATCGATCACCAAGTTCCAACGTATGACACCATCCGCCAGATGCTGCGCCAACGCCGGGAAAGCCTGCTGTTGACCATCCGCGAGCTGGAAGAGGTAGCAGGTCTTGAGCCTGATCTATTGGCTAAGGTCGAGCGCGACGGCACCAAGAAGATCCCCAACGTGCAAACGCTGCTGGATTGGGCGGGGGCGCTGGGCTTCGAGCTCGTCCTACGGCCTGTTCCTATGACGGCTTTGGCACTGCGCACAATTGTTGAAACGCGGGATAAGACAGCCGCAAGGTCCAAGCGCATGACGCTGGAAAACAGACGCCGCGGCGAGAGAGCCAGCCGCGGCGCGTGAGGTCGTAAAGTTGGAATGGGGTTAGGCTCCCGCGCGGTATAGCCTGAGATCGTCCAGCGCGCCGTTCAGGGTTTCCAGCAAGGCCACGGCATCGGCTCGCTGCATCTCCGCAAGCATATACATGATCACAATGGCCGGCGGCCGTCCTCCCTCTGCAAACCAACCGTTTACAGCTGGGCGGGAATAGCCCAAGCGGGTTGCCAGATCCGTCTTAAAGCGATCAGACCCGCAAAGTTGAACCGCTAAGCGCTCGGCCAAGGCCTGAGCCTCTGGGCCGGTCATCTCGTCAATCTGCTGTGCTGTCTGGTGTTTCATGTGTTTTTCCTTTGTGTTATCCGGTCACTGTCTGACCTTTCAGGCAAGCCGCGCGCCTGTTTCGGCCCCGCAAGGGGTAGGCGCGCGGCACCTATTACCCGAATAGATCAAGCTGCGATGCCTTGGGGCTCGCGTTGCGCTCACACCCCGGAATGACATGCTGTTCCCCTGCGGGCGTGAGCTCGGTTTTCGTGATTGTCTCGAAATGCCACCCTGTCGGCTTTCCCTTGGTTGCCAAGGTTTCAACGATAGCGCCAGTTTCAACGCATTCCTTGTGGATCTTCCAATGGTGCCAGCCGCTGGTCTGGGCGTCGTTGCGCATGTTATCCAGCCCGCCAAGGTGCATCCGGTAGGCGGTGCGATAAACGCGATGCTTCGGCGTCTCAAGGTACTTTAGGGCAATCATATGCTGGGCGTGGTGGGTCATGCGCTCAAGTCCTCGGCTGGGTCGAGCCGCACCCGTGGCGCGATAGCCTCAAGGTCCGCGATGCGGTTTTGCATCTCTTCAATGTCGGATTCCTCGTAGTGCTCACGCTCCGCGTTTTGCATGTTCTCCAAGTCATCCCGCAAAGTGTCGATAAGCTCTGGCATCACATAGGCCAGCGCCTCGTCTTCGTTGGCAAAGTGTTTCATCTGTCTTTCCTTTCAAGCTGTCATGCGTTCCGGTGCATGGGATCGGGCCGCGCTCTGTCGGCCCTCACCGATACATCAGGGGGCAAAAAAGCGGGCTATTCCCGTGTTAATGTTGGTTCCGCTTTCGCTGAACGTCCCGACGGGAAGATCCTTCCATTTGTCCCAACCGCGCCCGGGCTCGATATAGCCGTGATCCGTTACCGCTGTGATAGGCAGGATTGCGTAAACTGCGCCATCAGGTTTCAGGAATCGGCGCGCGTGCTCTACGTGCTTTTGATAGTGCTTCCCATAAAATGGCGGGTTCATCAGAACCAAATCAAAAACAGGGCTAGGCGCGATCTGTAGGAAGTTCGCCGTTTGCACATGGTGCCCCTTGGCTCTCGCTTCTTCTGCGCGGCCTGCGTGGCATTCAACTCCTGTAACCCTCAAGCGTGGCTGCTTGTCTCTCAGGGCGTCCATGATATTGCCAGTTCCGCAAGAGGGTTCTAGCACGGCCATTCCTTCGACCAGGTGCGCCCGGTCTACAAGCTCCTTAGCTGCGGCCGCTGGTGTCGGGTAAAACTGCAGATCCTTTGCAAGGTCGGTGCCTGGTTGCTTTGCTTTGGGTTCGTCGGGCGTGTCTGGCAATACGTCGCCGTAATACTCGGCCAGCGCACGGTTTATGTGGTCCTGTGCTTCGCGGTCAAAGAATATGTGGCAATTGCCATTTGCAAAGCCGCGTAGGGTCATCCCGAATAGCTCGGGATCGTCGCCACGCTTCGCCGCTTTCAATAGGGCGTCGAGCTCTGCATACTCCAAACGGGGTTCGCCATGTAGCCTTGAAACAGCGTTCAGCACGTCGGCCAGCTGGTCGGCTTTCCATCCGCCATATTCTGCCAGCGCGTTGGACATAATCACACGCTTGGGCAGTCCAGCAACGCCAACCTTCATTTTGCTGTGCGATTTGAACGCGGGGTCAAGTTCGCAAAACGCCTCGGCCACGCCGCGCAAGATGTGCGTGCGCGGGTCAATCAGGTATTTCCCGAAGGTGGCGCGGATATTATCAAGCGTAAATTCTGGCGGGTTCTCCATGCTGAGCTCTAGCGCGCTTTTGTCCTTGGCCGTGGCGATCTTCGATATATTCAATCCGGCCATAACGTGCCGCCATGCAGACTTTAGCAAGGTTGATTGCATAGCCGCTTCGCCTACGTTTGGCGCGCTGCTGTACCTGCCCCCGCTCCATAGGTTGCCGCCATAAGCGCCGCCAATGTTTGCCGCTGTTTCAAGGTCAGTTGTTTGCTGTTTGAATGTCTGAAGCGCTGCGGGGATCTCTCCCCGCTTGGCCTCATACTCTGCAACGATGTCACGCAATGGGCGCAGGGTCGCGGGTGCTCTGAAATGCTCGCTCATGCTACCGCCTCCAAAAACTTAACGACTGCAGCTTGATCCTTAAACGCAAAGCCTGCGGGCGTGCTTCCCCACTTGCGAGAATACCAGCCGCGCAAGCTCTTTGCCTGCTCAAGTTGGCGCATGAAGGTTTCGCGCCCCACCCGTTCGGCCTGTTCTACAATGAACATCTGAAAGCCCTTCTTTGTGTGGGTGTGGCTTGTCACGGTGAAG